TTAGTAGATAATCCTACTGTGCCTACTCCAGAAACAACAAAAACATCTGTGCTTCCTGTAGATACAAATTCATTTTTAAATTCATCATCATAAAATAGTTTGAATTTATAACCAAGTAGAGAAGGATCACTAAGATTGAAAATTAAATTATTATTATTAACTACGAAAATTTCTGGATTGATACGTGAAATTTGATGGTTAGATCCACCAGTAGATCCAAGACTTACAACATTTGGTGGATATGTTATGGCATCATAATATGTTTCTGATAATTTGATATTGTTGTCATCAATTCTATAAACAAAGTATTCGCCTGTACTTAATCCACTTGAGACCAAATTGGAATCATAAAATACTTTGTCACCAGTTTTTAATCTGTGAGATGTTATTGTAATTTTGTTTTCTGTTAGATCTACCGAAGATGAAGAGAATCCTACAGGATCAATTAGAATTTTATTTCTGGATGAGTTATATTTTACTATTACTGATCCAGAAGTTCCAATACCGACAGATTGATTTGAGTCAACAGTAAGAGTAATGTTATCACCATTAGATAAATTATGTGAGGTTGAAACAGAAACTTGAGCAGTAATTTTCTGAATAGATCCTGTTACTTGAGAAAAATTAGACTCTAGTAAATACTCAAATTCATTAGACCCGTTATTTACAAAGAAAAGACCATTTGTACTAGTTGTAAGACCAACCTGCGTTACGATACCGATATAATCTTTTGATTTGTTTATAATGTAAACAGTCTGACTATTTCCACTGCTTGGTAAATTAAACGTGGATCCACCAGATGAGTTAGATACTGTTAACCCTAGTCCAGTTGATGGTTTTGTAAATGTTACTTCTTGATTTGTTTTAAATTGATGATTTGGTAAATATATGCTTTGTGTAGGTATAGATACTACCTCTAATAGTTCTCCTTTAGTGTAATTTACTGATGTTCCAATTCCAACTATAGTTCCTACACCAACAGATTCTTTAGGATTGAAATAATATCTATCATTTACTTTAGAATCAAAATAATCTGATTCTACAGGTAAACTTAAGAAACTTGGAATCAAATCAACAAATGTTGATGCCGTATGTGCTGTTCCAGAAACCCCTCTCTTTACCCTTAAAATATTTTTATCACTAAATTTATTTAAAACAAATAGTCTTTCTGTTCCAATACCTATACTACTTCCAATAGATATTGAATTTGGAATAGAAGAAACATAAATGTCTGTTATAATTCCTGTTGTTGCATTTGCCGATATTTCTTTATAAACAACGGTTCTTACTGTTGACACACCAGCAACGTGAGATGCCGTCAAAGATCTAATTGATGTTGATAGTCCAGATACTACAACGTTATCACCATCATTTAAAGTGTGAGATGTAGAAATGTAAGCAGAAACTTGATTTGGATTATCCCAAACAAAAACAACGTTATTGTATTGTTGAACTGTTGTTTGTAGATTAGTAATTTCTTTTCCTGTTAAAGTTTTAACAAAAGCACTTAATCCGCCGCCACCAGTTCCAGTATTATCAAAAGTTGCAGAGTCTCCAATTTTATAATCACTACCAGATTCAACAATTTGGAAAGAATCTACTGATGATTTAGTGACTGAATCAACAATGGCAGTCTGATCAACATATTCATTAGATTCAATAATAAAGTCATTATCAGCGTAAGCATCAGATACTTTATATGGGAAAGTATTTCTAATTAGATTGGAACTATTAAAATCAAAAGTATTTTGATCTATTAAGAAATTTTCTTGAATTGGATTTGATCTATAAGTATTTCCAATAAAATATGGATATTTTGGATCTAATTTTCCTGTTGATGTGTTTGTACTTATTCCCGCAAAATAAGCATATGTTCCTTCTGGATATTCTGGTGTTCTACAAAATCTACCATTATTTTCATCCAAATCACCAGAATTTGTAAACTTATAATCATCAACAAAAAATCCTATTCCAAACCCAGATGGTCTATCTTCTATATTTAAAGAAGATGAGGTATAACCAGTTTGTAAAAGTCTAACACCAGAATTTTCATCAGATGGATCACTATATCCATATGGACCATAAATTGGATTTCCATCATATGCCCATCCAATAATAGGAGAGTGGTCTAATCCATTATCACCAAAATAATTATCACCAATATTAGTGGAATATCCAACTACAGAATATTCTAGTTGATCTCCAGTATCTCTTAAAATTTCTAATCCATATCTTTCAAAATTATTAATTGATATTCCTCGTATCTTTGGTTCAAGGATACCACCAGATCCTGGTGCTGTTATTATAACTTCAGAGATATATCCATTCTGAACTTTTGCTCTTAATTTTGCACCAATACCGTCACCATCTACTTCCAAATCAGGGGCAGCAAAATATTCCGATCCTCTACTTTGTATTTCAACTGATACAATTCTACCATCAATAATAATTGGTTTCAGTTGCCCATTTTTACCATTTTTAATTGTTAAGGTTGGTTTTTTCTGAAGATTTAAAATTTCAGATCCATACCCACTTCCAGATTCGTAAATATAAGCATCAATAATTGATCCACGAATTACGGGAGTTGCTGTTATTACACCAACAATGCCAGAATATTCAGCATTGATGTTTACTTGTATTTCGGGATATTGGAAATTATGATATCCAGATCCAACAGATCCAAATTTAATATAATTTTTTCTAATATAATTGGAAGTTATAGTGCCACCAATACCAGCATCTGCTAATCTAAAAGAATCATTACTTAACTTGATGACATAATATTGATTCGTTGTTGTCAATCCAGTAATTGATGTACCAGTAGTTGAATAAACAACCTTTTCACCGTCATTAAAATTGTGATTAATAAAATCAATACTTGAAGTGATGGTTGAAATTCCAGTTGTTTTTACAATCAATTTTCTATTTTCATACCCATTGCCAGGATTTATAACCTTAATAGATTGTAAAGTATTTTTATTATCATATATTCTAAACTTATGAATACCAATATTACTTGCTGTAGTAAATCCCACAGTATTAATTCCAATATAATAATCGGAAAATGTTTGGTATAGTTTAATTGATGTTGGGTTAACGATTTGTGGGTAATATACTGATCCACTTTGAAGTGTTTTATTTTGGTCAGTGTTTAATCCACCAAAAGTTCCAATACTGACTGAATCATTTCCATTTCTATTATAAACAATTGGTTGCCCATTAGATAGATTATGATTGTTTATAAAAGTTATGGTTTCGTTTGTAACATCAATTCCACCAGACTCTGTGTTCAGTCTTGCGTCAAAAGGCAATTCTCTATATCTTTTCGCAAGAATAGGTTCTAAAACAGCTCCGCTACCATTTCCCCCAGTAACTGTAACCGAAATTATTTTTTCTATATCAAAGTCTTGCGGATCAACATAAACTGCCGTAACAATTCCACTAATAACTGGTTGAACTAAACAAGTAGTTCCTGATCCTGGAGTTGAAATTTGAATTGTTGGTGGATTAACTACATCATAATTAGAACCACCATTTAAAATTTCTATATTTTCTATTGGTCCGTAGTAAATCTTATCATCAGATTTATAATTTGTAATTTCAACACCATTAATCAAAAGACCAACAGATCCTGGAACAGTTTCTACACCATACCCAGATTCAATATTTGGTTCTAATGGGTATTTTTTGAGTAGTTTCTGTGGACCTATTTTTTTGCCAAAACTAGCATAAAGAGTAAACGTGTGACTTCCCGTTCCCGAGGAAAGAGGTTCAAATTCAACATAATCATCAATAGGAATAAATGACCTAGATGAATAAAGACGAATCTGGTTTTTGTTTGTTAAAATCTTTACGTAATAGATTCCTTCAGATAGTCCCGTTATTGGAGTTGTTTGTGGAGTATAGTATACGGCATCTCCGGTAATAAATGGCACATCAGAATCAAAAGATAAAATAGAATATTTTAAAGTTGAAGCATTGTAACCTTGAATTTTATCTCCAGTTGCTTCAGTTAAAGTTGCTTTAGAAATATTTTTAGTAATTTCATATGACGGCAGAGAATTAGATGCTACGTAGAGGTATTCATCTAATTCATTATAAACATTCTGAACATCCGAAGTAATTACATTATTTCCAAACTGCAGTTCTGCGCCAGAACTACTTGCTTTATTTAAGTTTCTTCTAATATCATAAGAAAGACCAACTACAGGAGTAAATCCTGCTAGATTATCAAGAAGAATTTCTTTTGTATTTTCATTAATATTTCTCACTATGGCATTAGAGACTACAACATTTTGAGTCCCTCTGACCAAAACATCAACACTATCAGTTTCTTTTAGACTAGACTTATCAATATCTGAAAATAAAGTAAATGAAGAACCAGAAATTGAATCTATTTGATAACGTGAAGATGTATTGTAAATCCAAGAATTGCTGAAAATTTGTTTCTTTGTTTTGTTAACTTCTGGATTGAGAATATTTTCTCCAAGATTCTTTACGAAAATTCTTTCTCCTTCCGATGTTAATTTAATATCAGAAGTTGGAACAAACTTTGATAGAACTCCTGTAATTCTTAGTTCTACTTTTTTTGTGAGATCTCCATTTTCATATCCATAAATGACCTCATCAGATCTCAAATCTGTAGTTGAACTGATAGTAGAATCAATTCCACTACAGTTTAAAAATTGGTTGATTGTTTTATTTGTATAACTTATTGTATCAGACCCGCAAATAAATGTTCCTGATGTGCTGAATCCGATTGTTGAGTCAACGGTGATTACAGATGATCCGATAGAAACATTTCCAATGACCTTGGTTTTTCCTGGAATTGTAAATGATCCTTCAATCAAATCTTTTTCATCAAATCCGACAAATAAACCTAACTTATAATAAGTTCTACCTTTTCTAGTGATAATTTCTACTTCTGATACAGATGCTTGAGTGTTGACATCTGTGGACTTTCTAATCGTTTGTCCAACAAGATTATTTGGATCGCCAGAAATTCTTTCAGCAATTACAATTTCTCTTCTGATGAATTGTGCTGAAGATGGTTTTAATAAATATTGCTCAAGATCAATAACTTTTGGTGTGACTCCATACAGAACATTGAACAGGATTCTAAATGATTCTTCGGTTCCTTTTGACTGATAGAATACTTTTGATTCTTTGATGAAGTTACTTACATCAAGATTAGAAACAAAGTCAACATTCTCTAGACCTGGAGTAAGAGTATACTTGATTTTTTTATAAAATTCTTTTAAAAACAGAGAACTTAAATTGGATACAACAGAACCAGAAGTATGTGCTGCTGAAGAAGAAGTTGAAAAAACTAATTCTCCAGGAGAATTGTCTGCATGGTAAGTTGTTATACCACTAAATCCACGAATACAACCAGTAAAACTATTAGTTGTTATTCCAGTGTATGTAATAATTTCATCATCAATTTTGAATAGACCATATTGATTTGGAAATCCTTTGGTACTGTTAACAACAACTACAGTGCTTGTGCTAGTAATGCTTGTTGATAGAGAAGTTGCTCCAGTAATTACTTCTGGAGTTAAATTATCTAACTTCAAATATTGATCTAAATTATCTACAATATCAACTGGTCCACCAGAAAATTCTTGTGAGATGTAATACTGTTTTAAAAACTCTGACGCTTTTGGACTTTCTGATAAAATAAATTCGGGAAGTTGATTTTCAACAATTTGCTGTATTTGTACTCTTGATTCAAACCCTGTTGCTATCATCTTATATCCTCTTGAGTTCTCCGTTTAGATAATTTGATGTTACCTTAAATCCAATACCAGATATTTGTTCACCAGAAGATATGGTATCCTTAACCATATTTATGGTGCTATCGGCAACGCTAAAGTTTAGATATAGGTCTTTTAATCCAATAATATCATTTGATTCCGGATATGCTTGAACCTGAACAATATTGTTATCTAGATCTGTAGAGGTGATGTTTATTGTTGTTAAGAGTATTTCTCCAGTTGTGTAATCAACTGTTCCTGCTGATTTGATTACAACTCGGTTAGTTAATCCATTGGGATCTGGTTTAACGACAGATATTACTCCAGTTCCACTTCCATCCAGATTACCGTTGGCATCTTTGTTTGGAACGTCTGTCAGATACACTGTATCTGCTTCGCCAGAAATTCTAAATCCAGTGCTTTTAATATTGAACCCCTTAGAATTGATGTGGAACTGATTTCCAAAACACAGTTCATACTGAGCAAATTGATTGACTGCTGCTTTTAAGTTTCTTCTAATAACGACTCTAGTTATGTTAGAAGTAATCGCAGTATCAACATCATCAATGATTCTTACAAGTTTACTATACTTAAATCTACCACCAAACTTATTAACATCTGTAGAAGATGCATAAGTTGTGAGAGCACTAGTGACTCTTGTTTTTAAATCATTGACATTTGATACTTTTGGTGAATCGTAGTAAACCGCAGTATCAATTTCAACATAAAGAACTTTAAGATCAATAATTGATTGATTAATTCCTGTAAGTGAATAATTTTTAAGTTTGGTTAAAATCTGTTGTTTATCAAAATCAGAAACATAATCACCATTTTTTGGTTTGATGCTGATTAGAACTGTTCCAAATTGTGGGGGATCTAACTCTTCACCGCCAACAACAGATACTGATTCTGTATTTGGATAAATTTGCTGAATAATAGACTCATAATCTCTTCCAGTAACTGCTCTGTATTGTGATGAGTAGAGTCTTGGGGCAAAATACTTAATTGAATCAATGCTTTCAATATCCCCACCATTTGATGAAGATGTTGTCGTAAGAACATTGACAGTAGATGATGGGACTACAATTTCATCGGATGATCCTCTTAGTGATCCAGAGAAAGAAAATAAAGACGCACCATTGCCATCTTTCCCATCTGTAACAACATAAGTAACTGTGATTATAGTTCCGTTTTCTAATTTTTTGCCGAATATTCCATCACCAAATAATAATTCATATTTTTCATCCTTAATTTCCTGAATCAAATATGTTTCTGAGGAACTATCTAGATTCAGAATATTATCAACCAGGGTATACTGCCTACCAAGTCCAGTATCTGAAATGCCTTTTACATAAACGACAATTGTAGCAGTATCAATGAATGAGTTATCAAGAATAAATCTTTGATCCAATGATCCATCAACGACAAATTGGTTGCGAAGAAATGTTCCTTGATAGATGTCAATATCACTAAAAGATGCCACACCACTAGTTACAGTGGTCGTGATATTTTCTGGAATTGAAAAAGTATAAGTTGTGTCTTCAACGCCGCCAACACACACTAGACCTGCCTGTAAGGTCAGTGTTGGACTTGTTGTGGTAGTTGGCACCGTTAATGAAACAACCGCTTTAGACGCCGTTCTAGAGCGTGGTACGTATCCAATATTTCTTGCTAACGAAACAACATTTTCTCTTAAAGTCGCTGAGTCTAGGAAAGACTCATTCACGACCATATTGGAATTAAATGCCGTAATATAAGTGTTATACGCTAGAGTATCAATTAATACAGAGAAGTTTGATCCTTCAAAATCAAAGTCTGTAAAATTTGAGTTCGCACGAAGATAATCCTTTATAGAAGTTTTGATCTGATCAAAA